CTCATCTTAGTCCCCTCAAAGACGCGACCTATTTCTAGGCCACAGCCTTCCACCCACGCTTAATTATAGTCACGCGTGGGACTGTGACTTCAGACGGGTCCGAATCTAGAAAGGAGTATGTACAACCCCTAAGTAGTCTCGGCCATCCATCGAGGCGAGTTGGGATTCGTTGTGGTTTTAACCACTTCGATCTCACCTCAATGCGATGTAGCGTTCCGCTAAACCGAACTTGCATACGACTCACGTTGTGTACGAGAGCGGTCCACAAGTCGGAAACCTCCCAGCCAAGAGCTTCGGATTGAGGTAAGACGTACGGGAGTTTCCCGTAGGTTTTCTCAACGTATCTCTTGATGAGGAGGCTGGTTCCAATGTAACCTTTAAGGGCCAACTGGTTGGCCGCGGCTACATAAGAAGCCAGAGCAGATCCGTCTGTTCCCTTCCCAGTCCAGAGGGTCTTAAAGCGAGTTGGAGTGACTTGGACGCCCCTAAAGGCATCCATACCACAAGACTCGCGAAAATAACCCTCTGTACAAGACTTGTCTCTGTTCACACGAAGGTGAGCAGATTCAATGCCTTGTATCGCTGTCTCGTAATGTTCACGGCGAACGATAATATCGTCACCATAAACGTATACGAGACGTCCGACTGACGCCCGCGGCAGACCGGTTGCCCGGCTGATCGCAGCCACGATGATCGCCCAGAGACAAGTGGCCATAATGGGAAAGCACATAGCACTTCCCATAGGGGCATACTTGACGAGGGGGATTACTCTCCCGTCAGGGAGGGTTGTGGCGCTCGTCCGTACACCTAGAACACGCTTCAGGAGGTCCGGGTTATGCCCGAACAACATCTTAACAAGTTCTACGTGTACACGGTCCGACGCATCCTTGAGATCAAGCGTGACCCATTCCTGAGTCCGAGAGGACTCGAGGGCAAGGCTACGGTTGGTCTCTTGGTTGGTGAAGTTAATAACCCCTCTCGTAAGCCAATGACTTTCGAGATGGGCGATTATCTTCCGGCCCAATCCTTGCTGAACCCATTGATACTCAAGTGGTTCAGCACTGATAAGCCGCGGTCCACGAGAATCCTTAGGGACGAGGATTACCTTCGCAGTTCCATTGTCATGGCGCTGCAGCTTGGTATACCACGCCTTACGGTCGATCAGTTCCCCCCGACTCCCAATCATGAAGTATTGGTAGTACGGGTAGGAATTGTGAATGTCCCGATAGAGGCGGGAGAAAACCCACTTCTGATCGAGACGTTCACCAGTTGCCACAGCGCCGGGACCATGCCGTGGCGATATATCCCGTGGATCGAAATCCTGGAATATATCTCTGACGATGTACGATGCGCCCCACAAAAGTGGAGTGTCGAAGTCGCCAGATACAAGCCGGAGATCCTCTTCCGTTCTTTCGAACTGAGCCACTACGGCCCGCTCTTGAGAGGGCTGGAAAGGGATTTCAAGCTTGTAACACGAGAAGAGGACCTGCCTTAGGTGATTCACCGCAGCAGGTTCTGCTTCATCCCGGACGAACCCGTCTTCGGAAAAGACTAAGCTGAAGTATGCCCCCATAAAAAGAGGCCTACTCGAGTTCCGTTCAAGGGGGAAACCCCGAGGAACTTCGAGCTTAGAACCACTAAGTCCCTTGTCTAAAGCCTTCCCGAGTTTCGGGAGAGCCTTAGTCAAGAAACTTAGTCCCTCATGAAGGACCCGATGCCTTAAAACATCGATATCCTTCTGGATGAGTTTTCCGTGGACGTGTTGCAGCGGATCTGCGCGAAGAAGGGAATCGACAAGGTCGAGGTAAAACTCGACTTGGCTATTCTGTCCGTCCATATGGAGGGAACTCCAATAGACAGCTTAGCCCCGCGCAGGATAATACGGAGAAGAGGCTGACTAGGCCTCTCCGCGCATTACCTTCCCAAAGTTGGTAGAACCGGCCATGCCGGAGTCACCAAACCCGCCGTCACTAATCAGATCGATTATGACGGACAGAAGGTCTTGGATCATCGCAGCAGTGATGACCGAGTCCCGATCAGCGCTGAGTGAAAGATTCACGACAGCGTTTTTCGGGTCGCCCGCCGAACTCAACTTGGTTTGAGTAGCCGAGATGAGATGGCGATCCGTTTGTGCGCCCTTGGAACCGGTGACCTGATGCTTGATGACCAGATAACCTGGCTCAGCAAGGGTCGTCGCCGTGTTAATTCGGCGAGAGGCTTCCCCGTTAACCGGGGCAACCCGCACGTACGTTGTGGCGTCGCCACTGGCGTCGTCCAACGTGAGAGTGTCGTCGAAGGCCAAGATGTACTCCTTGTCGATCTATGCGGCTAGGGGCTATTAGCCCCTAACATCGCTGCTAAAAGTACCAACTGACTGGGGGAGAGATTGGAGGGAATCAAAGATTCCGCTCCAATTGGAAGCCCAGCGCTCCGATCGTAGATTTGTATTTTAGCCGTCCCCAGCTGGACGGTCTGATCTGACGTAATGTCAGGATCATACCATCCGCGGCTAAACTGGTCGACTCTGACGGTGGCCGAGTAGGATAGGGAATATCCTAGACCGTAAAGGTCCCAGGCCTCCGCGGGTCTAACCCGCGTAAGTCGATCCAGCTGCGTTGAGATATTGAAAAACCAGTCAACGACAAATGAGAATGGTAAAACTTCCCATATGCTTTTGACTGGGTTTGCAAGACCTAACGCAGTTACAAATCCCCTGAAGAGCCCGATTGCGTCATTGAGGTGTTGAAGTTTCTGTACGAGCCAACAGCCCGCACGATAATCACACCTATAGCTCAATCGGGTAAATCGTGTTCCCCATCGAGCATCGGCCCACATGGATTCATGCGTACGACCATCGTTACCGGGGTCGTAGCAGTTTCCTTTGTAGTAACCGAGCTTTGTAGGCTTTCCGTAAGTCTTACGGAGCCAAGCTAGTCGTGCTTGGACATCTCGCAAGAGATTATTGAGAGCCTTCAAGTCCGAGACTAGGTTTTCCCAACCAAATTTCTCGGTCAGATAGAGAGACGATAAGTCCTTAAGTATGTCTCCCGAAATCGAGGGCAGAAGTGCCTTCAATTCAAAAAGACCCTGAGTAAATTCCCCGAAAGAAATTTTCTCAGGAAACTGCTCCGTGAAGCTGTTGAAAGCTTCAAGGTTCAGGATACTAAGGACACTCCCAGGTAGTTCGGGGCAGCACATTAGGAGGTCACCCGGAGCAAAGTCCGTGTACGCATCCTCAAATGGGACGACCACGCTTGCGTGGTCGCTCATAAAAGGAACCATAGGCTTGACACCCGCCAACATTTTAATGTGGCGGACAGGATTAAAAATCCTGGCACCCTGAGCCTTCTTAACGATCCGTGCGGCTACCGGCGAGTCCGAAATAGACTCGTAGTAGTTAAATCGCCGTGATTGGTAGAAGTTAGGGTAGGTCCCGCCTGTGTGCGACCAGGAAAAGCCTACAGGGCCATTGGCATTGTAGTCAGTCCTGATACGCGTTCGCGCACCGCCTCCCAATTGGTACTCCTTCGTATGCTACGATTCGTCGCAACACACACGAAAGTGAGAGTCCCCA